GGGGTTTCTGGTGTTACATTAGATATTACCAAAGCACAAATTCTTTGGATGGATATTGAGTGGTTAGGTCTTGGCACAGTCAGAATGGGATTTGTGATTGATGGGAAGTTTATTCACGCACACTCATTCCATCACGCAAATAGAATTCAATCAACTTATATTACAACAGCATCACTTCCTTTGAGATATGAGATTGCTAATACTGGAATTACTACAAGCAGTAGCACTCTCAAACAAGTTTGCTCTTCTGTAATTTCAGAAGGTGGTTATGAATTGCGTGGATTGCAGCAGGCAGTGAATACTCCAATTACAGCACCAGTAGATTTACCAACTCCTGCTGGCACCTATTATCCTGTCATTTCTATTCGTCTCAAAACTTCTCCAAATAGATTAGATGCGATTGTAATTTTGACCGCACTATCACTGATGGGCACTGGAAATGGACCAGAATACAACTGGCAAGTGAGAGCATCAGCAACTACAAGTGGAGGCACTTGGGTCAGTGCTGGTGCAGATAGTGCTGTAGAATATAAGATTGATGGAGGAACTGTGAGTGGTGGAAGAATTCTAGCATCTGGTTTCTTCTCATCATCACAGCAATCTTCTGCAAATGTAGATATTCTGAAAGAAGCACTATTTAAGTTTCAGTTAGAAAGAAATGGATTGACTGGAACTCCTTATGAATTGACACTTGTATGTGCCACTAATAGTTCTGGTGCTGATGTTTTTGCATCACTGGACTGGGAAGAAATTAGTAGGTAATTTATTATGAGTGATAGCATTTATCTTGGTAATCCTAATCTAAAAAAAGCAAATACACCGATTGAATTCACAAAAGATCAAATTGTCGAATTCATGAAGTGTAAAGAAGATCCAGTATACTTTGCAAGAAACCATGTAAAAATTGTAAACGTTGACCAGGGTTTGATACCTTTCAAAATGTATGATTTCCAAGAGAAGTTAATTAAAAACTTCCATGGAAATAGATTTAATATTTGTAAGATGCCTCGTCAGACTGGTAAGTCTACTACTGTTGTATCTTATCTACTTCACTATGCGGTCTTTAATGACAACGTAAACATCGGTATCCTTGCAAACAAGGCATCAACCGCTAGAGAGCTGTTAGAGAGGCTTCAGACAGCCTATGAGAACCTTCCTAGGTGGATGCAGCAGGGTATCATTGCCTGGAACAAAGGTAGCTTAACGTTAGAGAACGGATCTAAGATTATCGCTGCATCGACATCTGCATCTGCTGTTCGAGGCATGTCGTTCAACATCATCTTCTTGGACGAATTTGCGTTCATCCCAAACCATATTGCAGACGACTTCTTCAGTTCTGTATATCCTACTATTTCATCTGGTAAATCTACGAAGGTTATTATTGTTTCTACCCCCAAGGGTATGAATCACTTCTACAGGTTGTGGCATGATGCTGAGAGAGGTAAAAACCAATATGTAACCACAGACGTTCATTGGGCGGAAGTTCCAGGTAGAGATGCTGTCTGGAAAGAACAGACTATTGCAAACACATCAGAGCAACAGTTTGCACAAGAATTTGAGTGCGAATTCTTAGGATCGGTTGATACTCTAATTTCTGCTGCAAAACTCAAGGCACTCGTATATGAGGATCCTATAAAATCTCACAAGGGTTTAGATGTATATGAAGATCCAATTGAAGATCATAACTATATTTTAACCGTTGACGTTGCACGAGGAGTTTCTCACGACTATTCAGCATTTGTTGTTTTTGACATTACAAATTTCCCCTACAAAATTGTAGCAAAGTATAGGAACAATGAGATTAAACCAATGTTGTTCCCAAACATCATTGAACAGTTTGCAACGGCATACAATAAAGCATATGTTCTAGTTGAAATTAATGATATTGGTGATCAAGTAGCATCAATTATTCAGTTTGATTTGGAATATGAGAACCTTCTGATGGTTGCCATGAGAGGTAGAGCGGGTCAATTAGTTGGACAAGGTTTCTCAGGAAGCAAGTCTCAATTGGGACTCAAAATGAGTAAAACAGTTAAAAAAGTTGGCTGTTCAAATTTAAAAACTATGATTGAGGATGATAAGTTAATCTTCTCAGACTACGATATCATTAGTGAGCTTACCACATTTATTCAAAGAAATCAATCCTTTGAGGCTGAAGAAGGATGTAATGATGACCTTGCAATGTGCATGGTTATTTTTGCATGGCTAGTTGTTCAACCCTACTTCAAGGAGATGACGGACAATGACGTTCGTAAAAGAATTTATGAAGAGCAAAAGAATCAGATTGAGCAAGACATGGCTCCATTTGGATTTATTATGGACGGCTTGGAAGAGTTCGATGGTTTTGTAGATAAACAAACTGGTGATCGATGGCTGATTGCCAGTGATAAAGAACAGCGCGTGTGGCAAGAAACTTGGAACACTGATGAGTATGGAGATCGCTCATACATGTGGGACTATCGATAATGGATATCGGTACGCAAATAAATTTAGAACATCTTTTATTTGTAGATAGAAAGTGTAGATCATGTGGTGAAACTAAAAGTTTAATAGAAGATTTTTATCTAATTAGGAAGAGTCGAGGTTTTATACCATCTTCATATTCTTATGAATGTAAAAGCTGCACAATAAAAAGAATCACTTCAAGTAGATTGGGAAAAGATGTTGGTAAATGGGAATATCCTGACTGGTAGGTTGTTCGTGCATTGTTTCCCCATTTAAAAACGACATTTTAATAAATAATCTTAGAGAAATGAAGAACTACTAGAGGAATCCAAATGGCTTTAGGTTTAGTTTCACCTGGAATTAAGGTTAGGGAAGTCGATTTAACCGTTGGCAGGGTTGATTCTGTTAGCCAATTGACTGGTGCTATTGTTGGACCTTTTGAAAGAGGCCCAGTTGAGCAGGCAGTTTTGATTGAGAATGAGAAAGATCTTGTTAATGTTTTTGGTAAGCCAGCAGAGAACGATAATCAGTACGAATATTGGTACAGTGCATCTAACTACCTATCTTATGGTGGTGTTTTACGCACTGTAAGAGCAGATGGTGCAAATCTGAACAACGCTAACGCACCAACGATGGCTGGAATTGGTTCCACCACCGTAAAGATCAAGAACTACGAAGACTACACTTCAAACTACACAGAAGCTTCTGGTTGGTATTATGCCGCCAAGGATCCTGGTGTTTGGGCAAACAACCTTAAGGTTTGCGTAATCGACGCTTTTGCTGATCAAAGACTACTTGGAGTTACCACTGGCGTAAGCACTTCAACTACAACCGTAGTTACTGGAATTGCAACTACCGCAGGTACTTTTAGTGAAGCATTTGATGCTAGTGTTGGCGTTGATACCACTGGTCTTGCACTAAATGATAGCGTATCTGGTACTTACATCGGTGCTGGAACAACTATCCTCTCAATCGGTGTTGGAACTGTTTATCTATCACTTCCATCAGCAGCTCCTGGTGCAGCAACCACCACTCTAACGTTTAGCAGAGGAACTTCTACAGTTCAAACTTATTCTGCCGTTGCTGTTGGTGCTGCTGTTACCCAAAGCGGTACGTTTACAGTTGCTGGTGTAGGGACAACTTCATCCTTCTCTGGTTATTTGAAAGGTGTTGTAACTGGCATCGGAATGACCTATGTTGATGTTAAAGTTACTGGTGTTGTTAACGATGCAGATTCTGTAGAGACTGCAGTTGTTTATACTCCTGACCTATACGCATTCAACTCAAGCGCAACTCCAAGCGGAAACTTCATTGGTATTGGAACCACTGGAACTGCAGGCGCTTCGGCACTCGATTGGTACAACAACCAAACTTTAGGTTTAACCAACTCAACTCTATACTGGAACTCAATCGCTCCTAAGCCTGGCACTTCAACCTATGCTAATGCAAGAAGTGCTAAGAACGATGAAATCCACGTTGTCGTTGTTGATGATACTGGATCTGTAACTGGAATCGCTGGAAACATCCTAGAGAAGCACCTCGGTCTTTCCAAGGCTTCTGATGGTCAACTAGCTACTGGTCAGCCAATCTACTATAAGGATTACATCGCTGATGGTTCTGCATACATCTATGCAGGTGCTGCTCCTGCTGGCGCTGCAACTGGTTTCGGTGGAACCACTGGTGGTTCATGGGGTCAGAAAGCTCAAGGCGTAACCTTCAACGCTGCTGGCGCTAAGACCTACACCCTACTAGGTGGTAACACTTACGGTTCTTCTGGAATCTCCTCAGCTTACACCGATCCAAGATACAACGTAACTCTTGGCGATGTAATGAATGGCTACAAGATCTTTGAAGCCGTTAAGGAGTATCCAGTTAATTATCTAATCATGGGTCCTGGATTTGGCGATAAGCTAACCACCCAAGCAAAAGCTAATCAGCTAATCAACATCGCTGAGAACAGAAAGGATTGTGTTGCACTAATTTCACCTCACAGAGGTGCAGTTGTAGATGTAGCAAACGCTCAGACACAAACCGACAATTTAATCAACTTCTACGACGCAATCACATCTTCTTCATTCGCAATCTTTGATAGTGGTTACAAGTATCAGTACGACAGATTCAACAATAAGTTTAGATATCTACCACTAAACGCAGATATCGCTGGTTG